GTCCGTTGGAGCCGCTTATGGTGTGGGGAAAGGAGGAGATGAAGGAAAATGATCTTAAAAATCAATGGAGATATTGTTGGGAACGACTGGAAGGAGATCTATGACTGGTTTGGAATCGAGTGCTCCACGCCGGGAGATGTCCAGAAGGCGCTTGCGGAGCTGCCGAAGGGGGACCGGCTGCAGGTGAAGATCAATTCCGGAGGCGGAGAAGTCTTTGCCGGACAGGAAATGTATACGATGCTCCGCGGCCGGAAAGACGTTGACATTGAGGTGGAGTCCTATGCGGCGTCGGCAGCCTCGGTGATCGCAATGGCAGGACCTTGTACAATCTCACCGATCGGAATGCTGATGATCCACTGCGTATCCACCAGCAGAGTATCTGGAAACCATCAGGATATGGAGAAGATGGCTGACATCCTCCGGACTTATGATGAGGCGCTTGCGAATGCCTATGTATTGAAAACTGGTCGGTCGAAAGAAGAAATCTTACAGCTCATGAACGAGGAAACGTGGCTGACTGCTGAGAGAGCAGTGGAGCTTGGCTTTGTTGATGCGATCTCAGAAGAAGCATCGGCGCTGACCAATGCGTCCGGTATGATGGCAGTGACGCCTGAAATGGCAGCAGAATTTCGGGCAGCAAAGGCAAAAGAAAAAGCTGCTGAAGAAGAAAAAGAAAACTTGTTAAAGGACCTCGATAAATACGGGGTGTGAAAGGAGAAAGAGCATGAATAAGAAGTTACTTGCACTGTTAGATCAGATCAATGCGCAGAAGCAGACGGTGATCGATCTCGCAAACGCCGGAAAGCTGGAGGAGGCAAAGGCAGCGAAGAAGGAGCTGCAGGATCTTCAGGACAAATTTGACCTGTTAAAGGATATTGATGATCAGGTTCCGACCGGTGGAGATGACGGCAGCGGAAATGAGCCGGAAGGAGGGGAACCGACAAACAAGGGCGGACTTAAGAACGTCAATGTAAATTACAACAAAGCGATCCACGAGTTTGCAGATGCTGCCCGTCATTATTTTAAAGACGCGGCGAAGGCAAATACGGAGGGAACGAAAGCGGACGGCGGATATACCGTTCCGGATGATATCCGTACCGAGATCAACCGTTATAGAGAGGAAAAATTCTCTTTACAGTCTCTCGTTGATACAGAAACCGTAACAACCGAGAGCGGACGCCGCACCTACCAGTCAAGAGCTAATTATGAAGGTTTTGCGGAAGTTTCTGAGGGCGGGAAAATTTCCGGTATTGCCGGACCGAGCTTCGAGGTTATTGAGTATACGATCAAGAAGTATGCTGGATGGCTGCCGGTAACAAATGAGCTGCTTGCGGATTCCGACGCAAATATTGCAAATACTTTGATCATTTGGTTAGGAGAGCAGGATATCGCGACAAGAAACCGCCTGATCCTTAACATTATGAAGAGTAAGAGCACCACAGAGCTGGCAAATCTTGATGGAATTAAGAAACTTATCAATGTGACGCTCGGTTCTGCCTTTAAGGATACTTCCAAGATCGTCACCAACGATGATGGTTTAAACTGGATGGATACGTTAAAGGATACCAACGGTAGATATCTGTTAAAGCAGAATGCGGATCAGACATCCCCGATCAAACAGATGCTTGCAGTTGGAACAAGAAATATCCCGTTGGTTGTCGTTCCGAATTCCATCCTGAAGTCCGATGAAACAACAGCGAAGAAGAGAGGAATTCCGATGATCTGTGGTGATCTGAAGGAAGGTGTTAAGCTCTTTGACCGTCAGAAGCTTTCTATCCTGGCATCCAATACCGCATCTGTGACAGGATTTAACGCTTATGAGCAGGATATGACTCTTTTCCGCGGAATCCTGAGAATGGATGTCCGTACAAAGGATGCAAAGGCATTTGTAAACGGTGTTGTCACGATTGATGATGCGACGGTAGCCGGAGCGTAAAGAGAGGTAACGGATGAAACTGGAAGATATCAAAATTTATCTCCGGATCGATGGGGATGAGGAGGACGGTCTGCTTAATACGATGATGGCTGCCGGAGAGGAATATATCAGATCTGCGGTAGGAGCATACGACAATACGGACCCGACGGCTCAGGTGCTTCTGGCCGCGATTGTTCAGAATATGTATGACAACCGTGAACTGATGCAGTCTGAGCAGCAGACAAAGAAGCGAATCGAGTATACCTT